ACTTATGAATTATTCTCTCAGTACCGTGAAACATTAAACAGAGTTGCGGCAACTGATATTCAATTTATCTGGAATCCAAACACTCATAAGATTAAACTTTTAAGAAAAATGAGAGCAGATGAAATCGTTCTACTTCATGTATATTTAGAACGTCCAGACGACCAACTTCTAATGGACCCTTACTTAAAATCATGGATGAGAGATTATTCTCTGGCATATTGTAAGAAAATGATTGGCGAGGCTCGTTCAAAATTTTCTACACTTCCTGGCGCTCAAGGCGGAGTTTCATTAAACGGTGATGCCTTGAAAGCAGATGCCGCCGCAGATATAGAGAAATTAGAAACTGAATTGAAACTATATATAGATGGTTCAGCACCTTTAGGTGTTATGATTGGCTAACTATAAGAGTCCATTATCTCCTTTACACGGAAATACAAAAAGTCCCTGCATCAGTGTATGTAAATATAACAAAAATAACTATTGTGTTGGATGCAAACGCCACATGACTGAAATTTTTGATTGGCTTGATTATACTGACAACATGAAAGACGCCATATTGAAAGATATAGAATCCCGAGATATAAACTCATAAAAACATTGACAATTAGTCGATTGATGTGTTATAATATACTTATTAAGTATGAATAGCCATTAAATGATAATAGGTATCACAGGACTAATCAGTTCAGGCAAAGGTACAGTTGCGGACATTCTAGTCGGAGAACACAATTTCATTAAGTTAAGTTTTGCAGATAAACTCAAAGACGGAGTTGCAAGTGTATTCGGTTGGAATAGAGATATGCTAGAAGGTGACTCATTAGAGAGTAGAGAATGGCGTGAAACTGTTGACGAGTTTTGGACTAAAGAAACTGGCAGAGAAATAACACCTAGATTGGTCTTACAAGAGTTCGGCACAGATTGTATGAGAAATGGATTCTATCAAGGAATCTGGGTCAGTCTGTTAAAACAAGAAATTCTTAATAATTCTCAAAATAATTATATCATTCCTGATGTACGATTCAAAAATGAAATAAAAGTTATCAAAGATATAGGCGGCCAAGTTTGGAATGTCAGACGAGGTGAACTACCAGATTGGTGGGAATATGCTATACAAGATAACAATAATCCTGATTCCTCACTAATGAAAGATAATCATCCTGAAATTCATCAGAGTGAATGGAAGTGGATAGACTCGGATAATCTATTCGATAAAATACTCTACAATGACGATAGCATCAAGGCTTTATATAGTAAAGTTTCAGACTCGTTGTCTACGTAGTTAACCCCAAAAACAGTGTTTTTTCATGATTTTGACTAAATAGTAGTAGCGAAATATTTTAGTAAATCAATCAACAAGGAGAAAATACTATGGCTACATTAGTATCACCAGGTGTATCAGTAACAGTCAGTGACGAGTCGCAATACGCGGCAGCCACACAAGGTACCCTACCATTATTAGTTATTGCTACGGCAAGTAACAAAGCAGATGCATCGGGGAGTGCAACGGCTACTGGAACAGTTCCAGCAAATGCCGGTGTTGCCTTTTTAGTATCATCACAGAGAGAGTTAGTCGAAACATTCGGCGAACCAAAATTTTATGAAGTTGGCGGTTCAGTTGTCCACGGCGCTGAAACAAGCGAGTACGGACTATTAGCGGCTTATCAATATCTAGGAGTATCGAACAACGCATATGTTATTCGTGCAGATGTTGACTTAGCAGAATTAGAAGCATCTTCAATAGAGCCAGCAGGCGTTATCACAAATGGAACACATTGGCATGATATCGCATCTACAGATTTCGGACTATTCAAATGGGATGGTTCAGCATGGGGTTCAGCATCAATAACAGTTTTAAATGACACACCAGGAACAGGAAAAGTTTCAAGTGGTGGAGACCCAGAGAATTGGGTTGGTTCAGCAGGCGATTATGCAGTTGTAACATCTACTGCTACCGTTACATATTATGAAAAAGTTGCAAGTGCTTGGATTCAGATGGGCGACACAGGTTCAGCAGACTTTCAATTTAATTTATTCGCTCCAACATTAAATTCAGCGGCGGCAGCCCTAGTAGCAGGCGACTTATATGTACGCATGGCATTACCAGGTGGTGGATTAGACGTAGAATTAGGAATTTATAACAGCACATCAGGATTGTTTACTACAGTACAAGCACCAATTCACGCAGATGACGACACAGCATCAACAACTTTGATTTCTGTAGGCGATGTTTACACTAAACATCATGCAACACTTGGATCTTGGGAATTGAGACGCCACACAGGTGCGGCTACAACAGTTCTTACTTCAGATGCTATTTCAGATATAGTAACTATTACATGTGCATTTACTTTAGAAGGTGTTTCTAAGTCTTTCTCAGCGGTAACATTAGACGCAGTAATCACAGATTTACAAGCAGATGCAGGATTAAATACAGCAAACGTTAGTGTTGAAAAAGTTGGAACAAACAAAATTCGTTTCACTAAGACAGACGGTCTTGAACTTAATTTAGTATTCTCAGCAGGCCAAACAGATATAGGTTTCACAGTTGCTACAAATGTAGCATCAGTTTGGGAAGCATTAGTTTATCAAGCAAAAGCAACACAAATTACAGGTACAATTGCAGAAGGTACTCTATGGCATAGTTCAAGTCTAAACATTGAATTCTTAAAGAATACAAACGTTAGCGGAAGCATGACATGGGTAAAATATGCATGGTCAGAAGACACAGATAGTCTTGCTCCAAGCGAATGTCAACTAGTTTCAGGTGCTCCAGCAAAACGTAAAGATGGCACATCTGCACTAGTAACAGGCGACCTTTGGGTAGACGGTGACGCAGTTCCTTACGCAACAGTATGGCGCTGGTCAGGTACAGCATGGGTCAAATTAGACAATGCAGACCAATCATCTACAAACGGAATGGCATTTAGTCACTATTCACACGATGCACCTTATGATTCAAACGGTGTAGCAAACAGCAGAACAGTACATGCATCAGTAGATAATCCAGATTTACATCCAGAAGGTATATTGATGATTAACATGGACTACTCTACTTACAACGTTAAGAAATACACTAACGGTGCATGGGAATGGGCTTCAGGTATAAACACTGATGGTTCTGGTAAGTTCGGCACAGACGCACAACGTCATATGGTTGTTGAAGCAATGCAGGCAGCAATTTCTTCAAACGATGGAATTCGTTCAGAAGCAGTTTATTTCAATCTAATCGCGGCTCCAGGATACTTCGAGTTAATGGACGAAATGATTACATTGAACAAAGACAAGAAAGAAATAGCATTCGTTATCGGTGATTGTCCAATGACATTGAAATCAGATTCAACGTCAATGAAAGCATGGGGAACAGCAAATGTTCCAGCAGAAACTTACGCGGCAATTTATTACCCACATGGCTTGTCAAGTGACTTGTCAGGTAATGACGTAGTTATGCCTTCATCAGCAATCGCATTAAGAACTATCGCTTTTTCAGACCAGGTTTCATATCCATGGTTTGCACCAGCAGGACTTACACGTGGTGTAGTTTCAAACGCATCACAAGTTGGTTATGTAAATTCAGAAAATGAATTTGTTAAAGTTCAATTAAGTGAAGGTCAACGTGATGTTCTTTATGGACAACGTATAAACCCAATTGCAGACTTCCCAGCAACGGGAATGGCAGTTTATGGTCAGAAAACAACACAAGCAACTTCAACTGCTCTAGACAGAGTAAATGTTGCACGTTTAGTTAACTACATGCGCCATAACTTAGACCAGATGTCTCGCGGATTCTTATTCGAGCAAAACGATAAGATTACTCGTGACAATATGAGAGATGCAGTTGAACGTTTCTGTGGTAACCTTGTTACACAAAGAGGCTTATATGATTTCTTAGTTGTGTGTGATGATTCAAATAACACACCAGCACGTATAGATAGAAATGAATTATGGGTTGACGTAGCAATACAGCCAGCGAAATCAGTAGAATTTATTTATATTCCACTTCGTATCAGAAATACAGGCGAAACACTATAATATAAACTAGAAGGTTTAGTTTAAAACCCCTCTTTGTGAGGGGTTTTTTATTGGGCGACTATATAGTAACTGATAAATACAGTTATGCGAATAAATGAAGTAATATTACACGAAGAAATGCTAGACGTAAAGTCTGTGGTAACTTCGTCTATCAAAAAATTAGATAAAGTTTTTAAGAGCAACAACTATGAACTAAGAATAGTTGGTGGTGCTGTTAGAGATATCGCACTAGGAAAAATACCCAAAGATATTGACTTGGCAACTGATGCTACACCAGACGAAATGATTGCTATACTTGATAAAGCAAATATCAAACATATACCAACAGGTATAGAC